CAGGTACTCGTTGCAAAGCTGCTAGCCTCTCCTCCTTCGTCTTCAACGCTATAATCTCCGCCGCATACTGGCGGGGCCACCGAATTAAAGATTTCAAGAATCACATCTCCCGGTTCTAAATACTCTTTATCGACGACCGTATAGCCCTCGAAGTTCATTACAATGGCGTGAGGCCGGCGAAACGCTTCTGCGCTCCAGGCAGCCTCCTCCATCGCCTCAGACAGCAAATCGAAATTACTCCTGGCTTGCTGCATCCTTAACACCCTCCCGCATAAAAGTTTGATAGCTAACACCCAGAGCACCGCAATACTCAAGCAGTGTGCTGATTTTTACATCGCTCCGGGAAGCAGTGTAGCTAACCATCTGCTTAGAAATCCCGAGACGCCGAGCCAGATCTACTGCCTTGACGCCTCGTTTATCCTGGAGCTTTCGTAATGTTTTACCAAAGTCCATAAATTACCTACCAGGGGATATCGTCTGCAAATTCATCGGGCGTCGCTGGCGCAGAAGGAGCGGCAGGGGCTTGAGGAGCACGATCTTGTTGATTCGTTTTAGGCCGCAGCTTGTGTTTAAAAAAGCCATCCTTGCCATCCTTGGGAGGATACCATCTGCTACCAAGAAAGTAGGCCTTGCCCTCTACATCGATGGTTCCCTTAAAATCATCATGCCAATCTTCTGTTTTTTCGGCCTTTCGTGTGAAGCCAGAATTGGTGTTATCGTAAGGCATTATTACTTCTCCATAGGTTTGTTATTAACATAGTTAAAGCGACACAGTCGTCGCATATCAAGTAATCGTTACGGATCTTGATTCTTTCCATGCAGCATTCGCATGATTTATAGCGCTTCCCGCTTTCAGCCTGTCTGGGCTTCTGATTCATCTCCACCCCCATTAGCTGTGCGGAATTCGGTCGACTTGATTACCTCCCGCTCCTTTGTAGTAAAAGGACCACCCTTACTAGGAGCCTTCCAGAGACGACGCTTAACCTCATCATCAAGAGAGAACCATTCCTCAGATGCAGTGCTTAGATCGTCCAGGGAGATTCCTGCCTTGATAGCCAGGATAGAATCTGAATAGGCCAGCATGGTTGTCGTGTTCTCAATGAGGAGCTCGTTAACCTCCTTCTCTGAGATCCCGGCGTTTTGCTGAGTGATAGCGTTAGCCACCTCATCCGCTGTAGCGTACTCAGTACCACCCATACCAAATGCAGCTAAGCATCTACCAATAGCAGAAGTCTCGCAGTTCTCGACGTGTGAGGTCTTGTTGATGTTGGTGGATCCACGCACCTCGTGAGCTAAGCCGGTAGCAATGATCTTGCCGTCATTACTAATAGACGCCTTCACCACCACGTCGTCACCCTCCCATCGGACTATTTCAGTCTCAATAGAAAGATCTGGGTGCTTTGCTCTAAACGCTGAGACCCGCTCTGCAACGGTGTGATATTCCTTGCCGTGTATATTTACTGGCATATAGCCTCCGCACCTTCAGAGTTTATTTGAAGCCTGGCACTAATTTCTTCAGACTCTGCTACATAAAGCTCGTAGATAGTCCTAGAAAATTCAGCTCTTTCTGGGCTTGCCCAGCTATATGGGTTCGGAGCGAAATGCCCGTCGGTCTTGAAGAGATGCTTGGCCAGATCGGCCGGGGATATTTGTTTCATGATTAAACCTCCAGTTAAGAAGCTTAATTCTATGACCTTATCAGAGGGGAGTCAAACTTTATTGGTACTTGCCTGTCCTAATAATCTCGGACAATTCATTGGCTCTAGCGCCTACCTGGAGCGCGTACTTACTGTCGAGTAGCTCGTCTGCCCCCAGGTCGTAGTCACGGTTCTCAAAAGCTTTTATCATCCGACGAAACTGCCTGAACCGAGTATGGCCAATATTAAACATAAGATTAAGGCATGCGTCTTGGCGCACCGGGTCCATCATCCTATACCATCCGTACTGATTTAATTCCTTCTCGAATTTAGCAATGTCATTCCGCAGGAGATACATAATCTCGTCTTCGGTGAGAGGGTTGTCCTCAAGGTTCCTTCCGACCCCGATTGTTATCTTGCCGACGCTGCACTCGTAGGGTAAGGATCTTTTCCCTTCGTGCCTGATAAGCATATTTTCGAGCTCACTCATCATCATCATTAAACTCCCCCAATTCTAGCGCTAATAGAAAATGTGCCTGACCTTGCAAAACTCCTATTATGCTATAGATTGGCAATCCTAACTCTATAGCTTTTGTGCTTAAATTCGTCAATTCCAATTCAAGCGAGTGCAGATTGCTGTAAATGTCATCAAGGGTTTTGGTTCTTGGAAACTCAATCACCTTATCGGTCATAATTATTTCCCTACATTTTTAACACGCTCGTAGGACCTAGCTCCCGCTAAGCCGAGCAGGCCAGTTAATACAGGCAGCATAACCGTGGTATCAGCCTGTGGTACTTCTATTCCAAAAGGCGCAGCTAAAGGAGAGATAAGAAAATTCACCGCAAAACCGGCCACACAGACCCAAGCAGTAGCTGGCCTCCAAGAAGACTGGAACCAATTTCCTTTCGCTTCTTCTTTATTGACAGCGATTTGCGCCAACATGATTTCCTGGTGGTGCTTATCAGCCATCGTAGCAATCTGATGAGCAAGCTCGTTCTTCTTATCCTTGTCCTCAACAAATTGATCTAGCAGGTTTGCAACTGGGCCAATTAACGATGTAAGCGAGGACAGCATTTAATTCACCGCTAAAACAATCAAGATAAAAGCAACCAACAGCACAACAACAGTAGCTTCCTCGTCAGTTGAATCCATGAACTTTGCTTTTATAAACTTGCCTATCACTTTAACGTATTTCATAGTCGTTCCTTATTTGTCAGCTTTGGTATCAAGTCGCTTAAAGATAGCACCGAGCATCTCTTTGATTTCTCGTATGTCTTCGCGATAATCATCTTTGGTGACGTACATAATAGGTATGGATTTCATGTCAGCATCAATGCGGTCTAGTAGCGCGAAAACGCGATTAACCAACCATCCAACAACGAACCCCGCTACTGCTATTGTTACATTAAACATCACTTGATAATCCATCACATCACCACATTCGCTTTATCGTATTCTCGAGGGATCTCATAGGTGCAAGTCATAAGCTTGCCTCCCCCTGCCTTGTAAACCACCAGGTCCATTGTGTGAGCTGAATTATAACCCATGCTTGAATGCCAGCGGTCTGGTGGAGCCAAGCACCCGTGCTTAGACACGGTGACGCCCTCGAACTCCTGCACTGAGGCATGATGGAAATGGCCCACTAGAAATTGCCGGTGAGTAGTCTCGCCCCAATCCTTCGGCATATCCCTGGGCATGATCTGGGCGAGTTTCGCCGCCTTGATCTTATCCCCGTGATGAATACCCAGAAGCCACTTGTTCCACCTCACATAATGAACGTACTGAGATGATTTTAGCACGTTCACCCTAGGCTCTTTTGCAAAGTAGGTCTCCAGGATAACCTGGACCGCCAGGCTGGTGTGATCGTCGTGATTGCCCCTAGCGACCACCAGGGTGACGTTATCCACCTTGCCAAGCATCTGCTCAACGCCATTCAACAGGACCTGGGCGCAGGCTCTAAGCTGGTCCTCGTAGGAGCACGACATATCAACAAGAGTGCCTTTTGTGGTGCTTGCAGGGCTTCCTCTATCGGAATGCGACAGGTCTCCCAGACTTACCAATAGACCGTTTTTGGCTTCTGGCATCTGGTCCACCAGGGCGCAGATAGCCTCATCTACCTCTCGGGTAGCCTTACCCACATTAAAATCACGGTCCCCGGTCTCTTTCTTAAAGGCTAGAGCCCCGACATGCGCGTCACCGATAATGATTGATGGCATCAAGTCATCCTTGCGGACCTTCTTGCCCCTTGCCTTACGCTTAACAGGAGTGACACCCTTGCAGAGCTGCTCCACAAAAGCATTAAAGGCGTCTGCCTTCTGAGCTTCTGCGGCAGTCCTTTTAGTTTTTAACCAGGTTTTATTTCCATCCGGGTCGGCAGTGTAGACGCTCCGACCGATCACGCTTTCGCCTGGTCCCACTAGGTGAGTGCTGTCCCAGTGCTCTGTATAACCCGCCGCCGCCGCAGTATTCTTAGTGATAGACACATAGTCGCGCATGGTTGATTGGGAAATGCCCAGTACACCTGCCGCTCTTGCGCTATTGCGACCACATTCTTCCCAGACTTGCATAGCTTCGCGATGACGTTCTGTCTTGGCGTAATCTACTAGAGTCATACTATCCTACTGCTACAACAGCTATATAAATTGCCGAACCTGCACACATCGCAAGGGCAAACAGAGCAATGATTAAATTCTTTGCTTCCTGCTGACGTTTTAACTTCTCACGTTGCAGTTTCAAAAGCTCTCGCTTAGCAAGCTCTCGGCGGTCACGCTCTACAGTTCTGACTCGTAGCATTTTTTGATACAGCGGAGTCTTGCCTTGAGCCATAAACATCTTCTTAATCTTAGCTTCATAATCGTCACAGGCAATCTCGGCTTGAATGATTTTAAGAGCGTAGGACTCTACTGACTCCTCACCGTAAGCGCCATTAGGCTTGCGCTTGTGTTCTTCCTTAGCTTCTTGAACTTTGTCTTTGGCATCGTAGAAGTTACCAAGCTGATCTAACAGGCCACTCGCTTGCTGACCTGTGTCGATTGCAGACTGTATTAAATCGAAGGCTTTCTTAGCCGCGCCTAGCGCTAGTCCAATTTCAGTTACCACGGAACACCCGCAGCAGTTACAGGGTTGATTTGCAAATCAATGTTAGATTGCAGACTTGCTTCAGTAGCGTCTTTGTCTACTGAGTCGTACACCCACCCAAGAACCATCTCTTGAGTAAGATCAGCGTAGGGTACATAACCTTCTGCTGAAGGATCAGGGTTGAAGCTACAAGTGCCGTAAGCAGACGCAGTATAAGTTACAGCATCGTCTCCAGTTGTTTCTTCAGCGTTCACTCTCCAGTGTGCGACAATGACAGCGCCGTCCATGTCAGAGGGCTGTAGGTCGTATTCAAGTGTTGCGATAGTCCAATTAAAAGTTGTCATGTATTACTCCGACTTAGTAGGCCAATCTGTTTCTGTTAAGCTTGGGAAGTTTGCGTGAGCAGGGATGTCTCTAAGAGCTTGACGGTATGTCGCCCACGCTGCTTGGTCTACAGGAGCATCTACTACTTGCGTCCAGTCTGACTCGGCTAGTTTAGCGTCACGCTCTGTGCGAATCTCAGCAGCAGCTCTATCGTCTGCTCCTGCTGCGTATTCAGCTTCTTGTACATCCCATTCTGCTTCTTCTTCAGGAGTAAACGGAACATTGCCTTCTGGTGTTGCGTGATAACGTGTCATATTAAGATTCCTTTACACCGTAAAGTTTTATTTTACTTCCTGCGTAAAAAGTATAGGAATTAGCATTTTGAATTTGAATACCCCCAATGCTGCTAATACCTGCATCGTAAGAGGCAGAGGCTGAAGTTTTACCTGCTATAGACCCAGTAGATAGTGTTGCAAATCCTGTAGACTCTGTAGGAAAACCAGTTTGTTGATGGTATATCCGCATTGAAAAATAAGAACGATAAAGGTAAGTCCAAAAATTAGCCCCCATAGCTAAAATATAACCTTTAAATTGATTTGAATAACTAGGATAGGTAATTGATCCACCGTTAGTGTTAATAACTGTTGTGTCGTAGTTATTTCCTGTTTGATTTGCCCCACCACTACGGTAAACAAAAGTTAAACCTGTTGGGCCTCCTCCTATATGAGCAACATTTTCTCCTTCCAGTATAAGGTAATCGTATGTAGAGCTGCTAAATGCGGCATTGTCTATAGTTATAGAAGCTGCATTTGAAGTAAGAGTTACTGTCGTTATATATTCTACTAAAGCACCACCACCAACACCAGTAAGCCCTGAGCCGTCACCTACGAATGCAGTAGCCTTGACAGTGCCGCTTACATCTAGCTTCTGAGTAGGACTAGTAGTACCAATACCCAAAGACTCAGCAGAAGCATCCCAGAAGAACTTTGGAGTCGTGCCAGTGTCTTCGTAGAATGAGATGTCGCCTGTAGCACCGTCAAATGCTGCAAACTTTACGTTGTTTCTTCTAAGCAGTATGTCATTAACATTGCCGCTTGTTGACCCGTAGAAGATAGCATTTGCACCAGTAGCAGCAGCAGTACCGCCAGATATAACCATACTAGAGGTATCTACGTCTTGTAAAAGATTACCACCTAAAGTCAGCCCATCAGCCGTGACTGTGCCAGTAACGTCTATGCCTGTGGAGGTTGTTTCTAGTTTCGTTGAGCCTGCATGATAAAGACGAACATAACCACTTTCTTGAGCATAAATGTAGTTTTGTGTGTTTGCAGTATTAGAGACTAAAAAATCACTAGAGCTTTGTAATGCTAACCTGCCTGTACCTGTATCCTTGATATAACTATTACTACCATCATGATAAATCTCAAGATCGTTAGAGTTACCAAACGTAGCCTTGTCATTATCACCAAGAGACAAACCATCAGCCGTGACTGTGCCTGTGAAGGTAGGAGAGGCTAGTGGAGCTTTGGTGTTTAGCTGAGTCTGTATAGGGCTTGTTACGCCGTCAGTGTAGTTTAATTCTGCCGCTGTTCCATTGTAGTCGCTGATCTGTGAAACAGTTACAGAGGTAGCTGTAGGAGCTACTGCTGCCCATGCAGACCCTGTGTAGACCTTCATTGCGTCAGATGTAGTGTTGAAGTACAAAGCACCAGTTAAGAGAGCGTTGCCGTCATTGTCTACGGTAGGGTCAGAAGATTTATCGCCTAAGTAGCGGTCATCAAAGTCATCGTAGGTAGACGCTGCTGCTGCGGCAGAACTAGCCGCTGCCGTAGCACTTCCTGCCGCCGCTGTAGCTGATGACGAACTAGCTGTCGCACTGGCAGCAGATTCTCCAGCCTTAGTCGTTGCTATTCCTGCCTGAGTTGTTGCAGTAGAGGCGCTAGTGCTTGCTGAATTTTGAGAAACCAAAGCCGCCGCAGCACTTGCCGCAGATTCAGCAGCTTTAGTTGTCGCCGTAGAGCTGCTAGTAGAAGCAGATGATGCGCTTGAAGCCGCAGCAGTAGCGCTTGCCGCCGAAGCGTTTTGAGAAACCAAAGATGCCGCAGCAGATGTAGCACTAGCCGAAGCAGAATTTGCACTATTCGTCTCTGCGGTCTCGGCGTTAGTCTCTGCTGTTTCAGCCGCAGTTTTTGCTACAACCGCAGCATCCTTTGCAACAACGGCAGCATCCTTTGCGACAACCGAAGCGGCTCTTGCAGTATCAGAGGCTGTGGCTGAGGTAGCACTTGCTGTAGCTGAGGTAGCACTCGCCGTAGCCGATGTCGCAGCAGCAGTAGCCGAAGAAGCAGCCGCAGTTGCACTCGCTGCCGCAGCAGTTGCGCTTGCAGCCGCCGCCGCACTTGTGCCTACCCAGTAAGTAGGTGATGTCGCAGGATCGTTGCCAGTGTTGGAGGCTTGCAGAGAGGTATACAAGACGCCGTCCGTGCCGACTGCGTTTTGGTCTTCTGCATAGGTGTTTGTAGCTAACCAGGCAAAACTTAGCAGGACCCAATATGATGGAGATGATGTCGGATTGTTTCCTACATTGCTATTCTGGAGAGACTGATACTGCTCCCCGTCTACCGTGACCATAGCCCCGACCTGATAGGTAATCCCAGAGTTCCAATCTACTGAGTAGAGGAGCGTCCAGAACCCAGAGCTCGTTACCGGGTTGTTGTTCTGGTTGCCACTCGACAGAGATCGGTAGTAGACACCGTTAGACCCCAGGACCACATCGTTTGAGCCGTAGATCTTCGTAGCTACCCACTCATCACCGAAGTCAG